CATTGCTGAGATAGCATTTGATATAGAAGCACATTATAATTTAACAGGTATGTTATACAAGTAGCCAACTGTGAAAATTGGACAAAAAAATACCCCTAGTTATTAAGTTAGCTAGGGGTTTTTAATTTAAAACTATTACTTTTCAGCACAAGCATATGAATTAATTTCTAAACCCACAGAAATTTCTGCGATAATAGGTTTTGTCCATACAGTCATATTATTTCTCCTTCCATGTTTTAATTCCTTTCTCAGCACCTCTGCTTATGATATAGCCACCAATACCAATCTGTAATAAATCAAATAACTTCATGATAACTTGGTCAGATAAATTCTCTGGGTGTACACCAAACCAATACATAAACAAAAGCATCAAGAAAGATAGCATTGTTAAAGGTCTCCAATTACGTTGTAACCAACCTTCACCTTTAGCTTCAGCAACCACTACAGATGCAGCAGCTTTTTCTATATCTGCTGAGTGCGTAACTAGAGCCTTGTTTAATTCTGATTGAGCCTTTGCTTGAGCAGCTTTATCAGGAATTATTCTATCAATTACTTTACCTAATATAGGTGCAATCATTGGTAATAACATAATATTTCTCCTATTTATATGTATTATAACTCAATTTTATTTAAAAGAAAAGAGTTAAATTATTATTTTTGTTCATCCTACATTTACCTTCAAGGCAAACTAAGTCGTTGGTTTCATTAATCTTTTCATAAGTCTTATGAAGAGGACTTGTATAAAAATAGAATGAACCTTCCTGCATAGGTATATAATATTTTTTAGTAGCAGGTCTATTGTAATAAAATAAACCTGAACTAGAATTACCTACATGTATAGGTAACACAAAATAGCTATTAGCATTATGGTTTAGATTATAATACGTTCCATCCTCTTGTATAATTTCAAAAGCAGGTGATGAATATGTATCATCAAATGATAATTCCTCTACATATAAATTATTTAACATCTGTTTTATTCTAAATAATAAAGATGGAAACTTTTCAAATACAATAGGATTGTTTGTAAGACATTTATCTTTATAAGTATCTTCAGTATCTGTATCTTCTTTTCCTGAACCTAATGATAATCTATTGGAATATTTTGACCAAGAATCTTTTAAATCTAATACTGATTTATAGATTGTTTTACAATCTGTATCTTCTATAAAATCTTTAATCGTTATTGAAGAGAGTATTTTCATATTTAGGATGTTCCTTTCTACCACCAGTTTTCCACAACTCAGAAACAAGAGTACCCTCACCATATAGTTCCATATGCATGTCAACATCTTGTCTTTGAAATAATTTCTCACAGTCTTGTGCCATAGCTAGTAGCTCACCTGTAGTCCAGAACTTTTTATTATTTGTAGTAACGTGTAAGTATTTACCTTTACCTGTTGAACTATCAACTGCATCTTTATCTTTAGGTTCATCCATTGAACAATCAAAACCATATAGTTTAAAGTTTCTAAATCCTAACGTATGTCCAACACTAATGGCTCTCATAGCTGCACAAGTACCACCAGTTAATAGAACTGTATCATCAGGTATACCTAAGTCTTTTGGTATAGTAACTTTATTATCTGTATTCTGTTCAACAATAGCATCTGAGTAAGCATTCCAACCTATTATCTTAGCACTCTTATCTTTTAAGAAATCTACAACTGAGGTATCAGTCATAGATGATACAAAGAATATAGTCTCTTTAGGTATCTCTTTAAATAATTCTTTACGAACAATACCATGTGTACTTGTACCTTCAATAGGTCTAGGGTCAAGTATGTTACATGCCCAAGGAACTATACCTTCTTTCAAAAGCATAGGTAGTGAATGTTTAACACACATGATTTTGTCTTTAGTTGATTTAAGATAGTCTCTATAATTTAAAAAGGAACTACCACCTGAAACTATATTAAGTATCTCTCCATGTGGTCTTGACTTAGTTAGCCATTTATTAATTGACTGCACATTATTTTTTATATTGTTTCTAATATAATCAGTAGGCATACAGTCTTTTGGTTTAACAATTATTGGAACGTGATTGAAACTTTCAGGGAGTTTATCAAGACTAGATTTATGAAGAACGACAGCAAGATGAGTAACACCACCACCTGCCACTGGGTCACTAGATGGAAGAACTTTCCTGCGTAGCTTTTTATCAAGGGCATCAAATACTTTATTTGTTCCTTTATGTTCATCAACAACTTCCTTTCCTTTTTCATCCTTAGTAAAGTAATCATCAAACACGACAACAGGTAAATCTTTTGTCATATTATAATCGTGTTGAACAGTATCAAAGCTATGTCCACCATCAAGATAAGCTATATCAAAATTCTTTTGTTGCGTTAGTGTTACTTTAGTATCACCTTTAACTAATTTAAATTCAAAGTCTTTGTTCATTTTTTCTTTAACAAAAGTTTTAAATTCTTTTAGTCTATTACTAACTGCTTTATAAAGATTGTGTGGTTTAGTATTCATTTCAGTTGCATCAGTAAATTCATCTGCATCTTCAAATAAATCATAACCTTCATAGTAAACTTTATCTACGTTGTCAAAAGCTGCCAGTGCCATTTCAATAGCACGACCACCATTCCATGTACCTGTCTCCAGTATTCTTGAAAACTTGTAATGTCTGATGACATCTGCCAATTGTTTGTACCTCTTTGGACCAACGACATCAGGTGTGGTCTTATCAGATAACAAGTCCTTTCTATTACCCTTGAAGTGTTCAAAGTAATCTGCCAAAGGTGAATTATTAAACGCATCTAAACCTCTCACGTCTGGTGTTAAACTATGTTTTTTTAAACCATGTGCACCATAGATATTAAATAATCTTTCAAAGATAAATCCATCATGCCATTCTCTATATGAAAGAACTTCATGACTATTATAAAGACCTCTCATATCTCCCAGTAAATCAAGGGGTGGGATAGTGTTAAGATTAAAAGCCATGAAAGATGTTTCACTATAGTCCACATCCTTCCTACCTAAGTGGACGAGTTCAGAACCTAGGGGAATGATTCCAAACAAGTCTTGTTTATTAACAGGCTTTCTAAGGATAATGTCAGCATCTAACCAAACTACCCACCCTACTTGTACACTCTTTTCTACCAACTTGAAGGAGAAGTCAGTCAGAGCATACACTTTGTGACACCATTTAATGGCATCTAATCTCCAGTTATAAGGCATCTTACCAGCTTCAGTACCATCATGAAGTTTCATTTCTTCACGATAGGTAATCATTTCATCTACCTTATTAAGATTTCTAAATGTTATCTTGTCTGTTTTAGGAAACTCTTTTACCTGCTCATCAGTAAAGTCATGATAGTAGGCAGTTAAATGTAAATCGTCAGCCATATATTTTATAACTGAGTCAATCATTTTCTTTGCATAAGTTTCCCATCCTTTAGGATTAAAGGACGTAACGATATTTATTGTGTCTTTACTCATATTAATAAGTTACCATCTTTGTAGGTCTTGTTTCACTTATAGTGTTTCTATATAATAGTTTTTCATCTTCCCAGTCTTGGGCAAATTGCATGTTCTCAAACTTACCACCAAACCAAGGACCACCAAGAGAAAAATGTATAGCATTAGGACTTTCATTTAATTTTGAAACTTCAGGAATATGATTCCAACTAGCAGGTATTTCTCCTATCTGGTCATCACTTGTCCACTTAAACTGATGTAGGTCTAAACCTTTCATATTATTTACTTTATCACTTGTCAAATTTTTTACATCTTTATGTTTCATATTAAACAACATAAGTGAAGACCATAACTTCTTATCATAACCAAGTTGTTTTTGATTATCCATTTTAGTATCTTCAGTAGGTTGCCAATCAAACTTAACACAAGCAACAGCTTTATCAGAATGATTTTCCTCTACAAACTTAAATAGTTTATCTATATCTCTAAGAAATAAAAAATCACAGTCACAAAACATCACCCAATTTTTCATCTTATTTATTTTAGCTAGGTGGGGACATAGAAATCTTGTGTGACTAAACTCTGTTGAAAAAGGTTTGTCATCTAGCACATCATATTTTTGTCCTTCGTTATCTTCTCTCCACTCTCTAGTAAAATGACCACTATTTCTTAAATGACTAACATTTAAATCAATAATTGTTAAAGGTCTTGAGCTATGTCTAGCTAATGAATTTTCACAAACTCTATAAGCTATATCTTCACGAGAGTCATACCCTATGAAAACAAAATTAGTTTTCTCTTTAGGTAAAGGATGAATTGTTTTTTCCTCGTGTGTTGTTCTTGCATTTATATACATTATATAATTGTACTCCTTTTAATTATTAAAGTCAAATACTTTTTAAATTATCTCACATGCACCTGCAGTACATGCAAGTTCTTTTGATGAGGTGGTTGTATCTTCTTTCTCATAGTTAGTTAAGTCCATCCAATTAATATTCTTAGGAGTTTTAGCTAACCATTCTTTATAAGTATTCTCATTAACTTCTTGATAAGGTGCTTGTTTATATGAATGTTCAGAGTGTGGTAAGAATGAAACACCACTCATCACGTCAAAGTTTTCATAAACCCATGCACCAACTTGTAACCACTCTTCTTCCTTTACATAAACTGTAATTGAAGGTTTGTGTTCGCACCAATATAGTTGATAAGTTTTCCATATTTCTAGTTGTTCAATAGCAGACTTAGCATCTCTCATAATTGAACTCGTTGGAGACTTCATAGGAAAATAAATAACTTTAGTATCATTTGGTTTCATTACGTCATCTTCAGCATGAAATCCTTTATCTATCATCATGTCACATAAAGGGTCTTTCTTATCTGCTCTTACAGTTCTAAGATAGTAAGGTGAATAACGTGGGTGAATACCTGAAGCTGAATCAACTAATTGTGATACAGTTCCTGAAGGTTTCACACAAGTAATAGCAGTGGATTGATTAACTCCTAGCATTTCTGCCCACTTCTTATTTGTTTTAATTGAATGTTCTTTTAAATTAACTAACATATTTTTTAAAACTTGTTGATTAAATATATCACCTGCTAAAATTTTGTGGTCCATGATACCAGTTAATGAAACACCTAGTAATCTTTCTTCTTCAGTATTATCTTTCCATTGTTTAGTTAAATATCTAAAGTCTGATAAAGTTGATTGAAGTGTACCAAAGATTGTAGCTATCTCTACCTTTTCTTTTAAAGTTTCTTCAGTGTCATCAGGTCTTACAACTACTTCAGATAGATTACAGAATTGTTTATTTCGTAGAACTATTTCTGAACATGGATTAGTTCCAAAATCAAAGTCACCCTCTCTTCTACCTGAACGTGTTGCCATCTTTTGTGATGCAACTCTATTAAAGATACCACGTTCACCTGACTTAGAATCATAAAGAGATACCCACTCCTTCATAAATGTACCTATGTCAGGCTTCTCAGTATAAGCTACAGAGTTATTAGCATAACTTCTTTGTGGATTATTGTCCCACCATTGACCAGTCTTTGCATCTCTCATTCTAATGTCTGAAAGATTAGAAAGACTAATTAAAGCTGAACGTCTTACACCACCACAAACAACTACATCTGCAATCTTACATACAATATCGTGACATTCAATACTATTTAATTTTCTACCTTTAGCTTTTTGAAATGTTTCAATACTAAATTTAAATAAATCTCTTAATGGGTCAGGACCACTAGCACGTCCACCAAATGTTTTTAGTTTAGCACCTGCAGGTCTAACAAGGGACACATCAAATTGTGGTATCTGTCCTGCATAAAGCATAGCAATAAGTTCTCTATAAGATTTTGCCCAACCTATTTTACTATCTCTAACTTTAATTACTGTTTCAGTAGTATGAAACTTCTCTGCAATATCAGGAAGTTTGTCAACGTATTGTCTCTCAACACTAAACCCTACACCAGTACCACACATAAGTATATACATTATTTCATCAAAGGTTCTTACATTATCAATAGCAACATATGAACAGTTAAATCCTGCTACATTATCTTTATCTAAAGCAGGACCTGCAGTCATCAAGGCTCTCATTGAAGGCATAACTTTTAATGTAGTGATAGCATCAACCCATCTATCTCTTTCTTTCTTATCTAATTTTTTATTTGTTAGTTTCTCATAACGTCCTTGCATATAACTAACGTATCGTTCAACAGTTTCACTCCATGTTTCTCTTCTGTTTTCTTTCTCAATCCATCTAGCATAACGAGAGATGGCAATATAGTTTTGGTATTCAGTTGGTAACATAATTATTTCCCCTTTTTATTTTTAAATTTAATTCTATCATAACTATCCTTGTGAGTCAACAAAGCATTTATATGATTCCTCACAAAGTTAGTTCTTTTAGATGTTAATATTTCCATAGCGACTCTCCTCATATAATTAGGTTCAATTTCTGCGAGGTCGCATATGTATTCAAAGTCTTCCTTTCGTTTACCATTGTTAGTAGTAAACCAAAGTATCGCTTCACGTTTATACTTATGACTTTCCAAGTCCTGAGTATCTTTTTGAGTAGCATCAAGTAATGCTTGTAGTATAACTGCAAGGAACAATGTTCTTTCAGCATCTGTTGAGATGCTAATATTCTTTTCAACTGTACGTAAAAAATTTTCATGTTGTTGCATTGTACCATTGTTTAGGAATACCATCACTTATTTTACAGTATTCAAAGTTATGTTTGTTACACCACCCTGCATAAGTCATAGTGCCACCTTTGTTTAATTTCTTATTAGGATTATCAAAAGCAAATCTAATTATAATATTAGGATTAGACTTTCTAAAAAACAAATGTTTCTTTCTCATCTCTATAGTTAATCTACCTTTGACTTCTATATAAGAACCATTAGGTAATAAGAAGTCAGGGCAATAAGTTTTATTTTCAAACCATTCATAACTATATTTATTAGGTTCATATTTAACTTTAATCTTTTTATCTTTAAAAAATTTATAAACCTTTTCTTCTGAACCACTTCTAAACTTCATTTAATATTCCTCATATGAAAATAGTTTCGTACATGTAAGCATGTAAAAACAATACACATAATTAACATATAATAACTGTCAGATAATACTGACCACGTAATCCATATTATATTTGAAACCATACCATATAAGGGTGCATAGTTATCTTTATTACCATACACCCATACAGTAATCACTGCACTAATTGCAGCAAGTAATTCAAATAAACTAACCAATGTCACTTAATTGTACCTCATTTACATCAGGTTCTTTTACAACCTTGGTTAAGTATCTTGGTCCATTCGCATAGATAAATTTTCTAAGTCCTGTCCCACTATTAGCATCCTTCCAACAATTAACTTTATAAGCACAGTAGGAACAGCCAACGTCAAGTTTACGATTACCACTAACACCATCTGCAATATCGTCATAACACTTGCTAGGAACTGTATCACTTGCGACAACATTTTTAAGATGTAAGACCCTATCTTTCGCATTTATCATCTCCATATCGTGGACAGACATTAAACATATACGTCCACTCTGTTTATCAATAGCAAGAAAAGCACCACCCTTTTTATTCTGTGCATCAGCATAAGCTGATAACTGTGCAATGTAACCAAAGGGGTCATCCTTTAATAAGGAACGATTAGAAAACTTTTTAAATGAATAAGCACTAGCTGATTTACAATCAGTAACAACACCATCAATCTCACAATCTTGATGTCCTAATATTCCTTCAATCTTTAATTCTTTCTGTTCATTCTTTACTTCATGCCCTGCAGTTTTAGCTAATAATAAAAGTAACTCTTCAAGTATATGACCATAAGTAAACTTTATCTTTGCCCATGCAGGTAACTTTTCTTTTGTTATATCTCTTGACTGATACCACACCTGTCTATCAGGTTTACCAATCTGAGACATTCTTAATTTATTATTCTCAGAACGTGCGTTGAATAATTGTAGTACACCTTCTTTTACTCTTTCAGCAAACAACTCCATATCTTTTTCACTAGGTTGTGTGCCATCAGTAATCGTCTGGTACATATCTTCAACTAAAGTATCAATATTTTTCATAGAAAAAAATAGGGGTGAGTTATTAACTACACCCCCATCTCCTTATTAAGGTTAAGGTTAAGCAGGTACTTCTGCAAACTCTGAAGTTGAAGTATCTGCATTAGATGCAGAAGGAATCTCTTCAAATTCACTCGCAGTTGAACTACCACCTTCATAGGCAACTAGGTTTACAACCTGAATAGCTTGTAAGTCAGCACTCTTTCCACTTCTACCAGTTGGTTTATGAGTCCACTCGTAAGTTTTATATAAAACATTTACGTCTGAACCATTACCAATCAAAGTATTTTGAAGTGGACGTTTCATACCATCCATTACATCAGGTGCTTTGTTAGGGTTACCATCTTTTCTTTTAGCTTTTCTTTTGATGGTTACAAAGTCTCCTCTCTCGTCACCTTTGTTTTTAATAGATAGACCTTCAGCTTCAGCTAATTTTTTATTATTAGCATCAACTGCTATGTCTACAGAATAGACACCATCTTCATCAAACGTAGTGTTTGGTGATACAACTGATGCCCAGTAGGCTTTACCATTTAATATTGGCATATGTTTACTCCTTCTTTAAGGTTATTATATTTTCGTATTAACTACGAATATCTCAGTATATAATTATAATCTATAACTATATGCTTTGTCAACACATATTAAAAATAAATTTTAATTAGTGTGTATCTGCCCAGCTAGAGCCAGTTTTAAACTCTGCATCTAATGGACAATTAAGGTTGAGTTGTTCAGTTGTTTCTTTAATTGCCAACTTCACAATCTCTCCCATACTTTGTATGTCATTCTTATTAACTTCAAACTGATACTCGTCATGTATTGAAGCTACAAGTTTAACATCCAAACCTTTTATGCGTACATGTTTAATCATGTTACGTAACCATACTTTACAAGCAATAGCACCTGCTCCTTGTATGATTGTATTAACTGCTTTATGTGGTGACCTAACATTAAAGAGTCTACCATCTAAACCTTTTACTTTACCTGACTGAGCAGCTTCTTCTACTTGACTTCTAAAAGATTTCAGTCGTGGTAACTCAGATAAAAATTTATCTATAAGTTGTTTACCAACTGCCATATCTTTTGAGCCAACTATTTGTGCAATCTTTTTTGCACCTGCTCCAAACAGAAAAGCATATATAAATGTTTTAGCTTGGTCTCTATCTGATAGTCCTGCCATATTCATATTCTTTGTATGTATATCACCATTCAATATCTCATGTGTATATTCAGATGTGTTAATGTAATGTGCTAACATTCTTAACTCTAGTCCTGAAGCATCAGTACCAAAGATAACATGAGTATCAGGCTTATCAGTTGTCCATACTTCTCTACACTCTTTACCATAAGGTGAATATGTAGCAGGTATCTGAGCCATGTTTGGCGAGTGATGACTCATTCTACCTGATACACAACGCAAAGTAAGGACACGACCATGCACTCTTCCAGTGGTTTGATTAACAACATCAAGCCAAGAAGAGATTTGAGACGTTCTCTTTTTTAATAATAAATATTTAGCTATTAATTTAGCTTCAGCTATGTTATCTATCTTTGACAACACACTCTCATCTACAATAGGTGAACCTTTATCAGTAAACTTATTTGGTTTCCAACCTAACTTCATAAGTCTTTCAGCTATTTGTTTACGAGACGCAAGATTAAACTCTTGATAACTAACCTTAGTAAAAGGTACACCCTTTACATACCCACGAGATTTGTTATTTACTTTAGGTAAGAACTCTTCCTCAAGCTTTAAAGGTGGAAAAGTTTTATGTACTTCTTTTTCTAACTGTTCAGCTTTATCTTCAAGCATTGCATGTAGACCACTAGCTTTCTGTTGGTCTATATAAAATCCATTGTCTTCTTGCTTAGAAACAATGGAACGTATATCATGCTCAAGTCTCAAAGAATAATTTGAAAATCTTTTACCCTCAAGTTTTAAATGATTGTAAACTTTATGTGTTAATTCAACATCACGTCTGCAATAAGTAAGCATCTCTTCACTAAACTCAGAGAAGTTATTGAACTCAAGTTTATTGAATCCAAATCTTTTACCCCAGGAATCTAATGAGTGTCCATTCTCACGTTCAGGATTGTATAGCTGAGACATAATTAAAGTATCTTCAATCTGTCCAATAGTAATCTTTGTACCTGTCAATCTATTTAATACTGGTGCGTCAAAGCCTATACCATTGTGCATAATAATTTTATCTGCATGTTTGTTTATGAACGCAGGAAACTTATCATAACAATCGCTACCAACAAAAGCATAGTTATCATTTGTCTCCATATTTCTAGCGACAATACAATGTATCTTTGTTGCATCTAGTGAATCTGTTTCTATGTCAACTACTAAATTCATTATAAACTAATATACTCCTTAATCGTTTTTAAGTCAAATAGTTTTTGCAAACTAATTAAATACATTCGTGATGCGTTATGGTCACCACCATTTACAGATACTTTTCTTTCCAAAGAATCTATTATCTTTTTTAGATTCTCAGTTTTGAATACTAACGTGGCATATACATCTTCACCTACACATAGATTATGAAACCAATAGTCAGCTTCAGTTGCATTGATGCCTGAAGGTTTACCATAACATTCATATTCAATAGCTATGTTACCAGTTCTTTTCCAAACATCACGTTCAGATTTAACTTCAATCTTTTTATCTTGAAGCATATCTTTAATTAAGTCTTCTCTGACTTTGCCATAAGCTAAATCAATATCAAACTTCTTTCTGTCTTTACTCTTGGGTTTCAAACTCATCTGCGTTCTCCTTAAAAGGGTTATCTATTTCAGTCATCCTACCATTCTCAGTAGAATAAAGTAAGTAAGAACCTACCCCAGTAGTTCCTGCATATCTATTTTTAAGTACACGAATAGTGGAAGTATTCTTTGCAATCTCATCATCATCTTGTTGGTTTCTTTCCATACCAATCACTGCGTCAGATAACTGTGCGATTGAATGTGAACCACGCAAGTGTGATAAAGATACTTGTTTACCTTCTTCATGTCCTTTATCATTATCAAGTCTACGTAAGTGACAAGCTAATAACATACCTATCTTAGACTCATGACATAAGCTACGAAGTTTAGTCATAAGAATATCAATAGCTTTTCTTTCATTACCATCATCTCTTCCTGATATAATTAAACTTAGATGGTCAACGAATACCCACTTACAATCACAACCTTTAGCCATATAACGAATACGATTGATAACATCATCATCATCCATAGAACCAAAGTGGTCAAACAAAACTAAACGTCTATCACCTCTGAGTTCTTCAGACCATTTCTTTAATTCAGATGGTTCTTGTTTCTTCCACTCTTCAGGCTTATGTAGTTCTTTGTTTGCATGTATGCCTACCAAACCTCTGAATGTTCTTTTCTTTTCTTCTTCCAAAAACAAAAGACCAATCTTATCTTCAGTAGTTTTCCATATGTGATATACAAGTTCACGAAGTAAACTTGACTTACCCATACCAGTACCTGATGTAAGTGTAACTAGTTCACCAACACGCATACCATATAACTTATTGTTTAATCCTTGATAAGGATAGGGAACAGAGTCAACATCATCCTCTACCCATAAGTCATCAACGACATCATCATACGTTACAATACCTGCAGGTGTATAGGGTTTAGCATCCCACCAAGTACGAGTAAACTGCTCACGTTTACCTGCCTTTAAATACTCATTAGCATCTTTCAATTCAAGATTAACTACCTTACATTTATTAGGTGGAAATATCTCTGATACTTTGTTAGCAGTTTCTCTACCAATGCTATCGCTATCAAAACATATCACAATATTCTCAAAGCTATTTAAGTATTCAAAGTTTTGTTTACAATCTCTGACTGCTGAAGCTACACCATTCTTAATAGACACAGTAGCATAACGACTACCAGTCATTTGAAAGACTGCCATAGCATCACACTCACCTTCAGTAATTGTAATGTACTTCTGTCCACTTGTAAACAAATGTTGTCCAAACAATTCAGACTCAGCAAAGTTACCTTGAGTTGTAAAAACTTTAGGCAATGCTCTAATCTTATTAGCAATATGCTTACCTTGTGCATTATAAAATGGATAGATATGTTTTGTTATCATTCCATTATTAGCTAGTGTCGTTACTCCAAATTTACTGGCAGTTTCTTGAGAGATATTTCTATCTTTCAATTCAGTCCTATCACCAACGTACAAGTCAGAATAACTATTACTATTATTTATAATAGGTGTTACTTCCACTCCTTCTCCTTTCTCATAATATCCACAGTCAGGTGTAAAGCAATGAGCACCATCAGTATAACGTGCTAGATTATTCTTACTACCACATTTAGGGCATTGTTCATGCCTAATAAATTTACTCTCCATCTTTAACATTTAACCCCCTAATGTAGTTTGTTATTATTATTTTTATCGTACATAAACTCAAAGATTTCATCACCTTCAGTTGGTTCTTCTCCCATACCTAATGCTATAAGTTCTTGAGCAGTATCATTTAATGCGTTCTGCATTGTAAGAAAACCATAGTAATCTTTTTCAGCTTTGGTTATAGCTGTAATAGATAATACTCTAGCCATTAGGTACACAGTTTCAGGTGAATCATATTTAATTATTAACTCCATAATTATTTTATGGATAGCCATAACTACTTCTTCACGTTCCTTTATTGTTAATTTCTTTAATTCCACTATCAACTCCTTCCATTAGTTCAACAAATCCATTGATGTCTTCCAAGGAAACTTGTTTAATATTTGTTTCACCAGTCATAGTTAATATATTATCTACAAGAGATGTTGGTATTTCTTTATGTGTTTTAAATTTAGTTATCATCATTTACTCCTTCCTTAAAACCTTCCATTATTATCTGTCTTGATTTTAAGTCCTCATTATGAATTATATTTATAAGTTTGTCAAGATACCATTGTGCTTTTTTTAAATCTTCCAAAGGTTTTCCTTTATAATCATACCTCCAAAGATACTTTATAACATTTGCTTTTAAGTAACCAACAAACTCTTTGTCTGACATTGATGCTTTGATACCATCAATACATTCAATGCCATCTTTGTTATAGTGTCTTGGGTTGTTCACATTATCGTAATTTTTTATAGACGTGTCCATATTCTTCATCCTTTCTTTTATCACCAAACTCTTTTGGTGTATCACACCTAACTGCCTTTACTTTATAAGGTGGTTTTGTTTTTTCATAAATTTTCATTACAGTTTTCTCACAGTTATCATATAACCTAGGTAAAACTTTTTGATAAATTTTATTATTGTATTCTATCCATACAGTTACTAAAAAATATGTAAACATATTATCTAATCTCCATTGGCATTGGTACAACACATTTTCTTTCCTGCACTGGTATGTACTTAGGGTCAACTGGTACACCTTTAATAAATTTCTGCCTTATCATATGATGCTCCACTCCAATACATATATATCCTGATGAGCTAAGTTTACTTCTATCAATATCTCTTTTAAGATATTCTTCTTCAGCTATCTCTTCAGCATTATCACAGCTAGGTAATTCTCTGACGAATAGTTCTACCTCACCAACTGGTGAAGCAAAAGTTAAATACAATGCAAACATTTCTTTTATCATTTATCTAGTTCCTTTCTTACACACTTTTGTTTATAATATACATTACCCAAGAGTGTGAGGCTTGGGTTCTGTGGCTCTGGTTTTTTCTTACCAACGTACTCCCATACACAAGTCATAGCCTTGTTATTGTTTGCACGTTGGTGAAAAAAATCAAAGTTATCAAGGGTATAGATGTTAAATACTATACCAAGTATTAGTGTTTCAATTCCCATTAAAATAATCTCCTATAAAATATAATATTGTAAATAAAAATATACCCATCATAAATCCAAATAGGATTTGTAATATAAACCATAATGCTCTGTCAACTTTAGTAGACATAAACAACTTGTGGTAAAGGTGTATAATCTATTCTTCTATCAAGGTGTATGAATGTTCTTGCTACACCTACAGTCCAACCTAAGTCTATTGCTCTCTTAACTAAGTCTTTTCTAAAGACTGAATTAGGTATGGCAATGTCAACTGCACACGTATCTGTGTCCCATTTATCATTACCTATTTTATGAAATGAGTTAGGACTTGCAGGATAGCCACGACTTTTTAACCAGTCATTATGTTCTTGTGAACGACAACAAGAAGTTATCTGTAATGGTTCTCCAACATTCTCTCTTAAATTTATAAGACAATTTAAAAATCCTTCAGCTAAAACTATATCCTTTGAAGTAGGACATTCTAATTCTTTTTCACTAAAGTATTTATTATCATAATAGTTTAATCTTTGTGACATCATTTATCTCCTTTCTTATCTTTGTTATTAAGTTCTTTAATTCTTTTAT